TTTGATAGGGGTAAAATAATTATTTTTTCTTCATCATCTTCGGTTACAACAGGCGGATCTTCTAATCTATGGTACCCGTAAAATCTTTCTGTTGCAGGTTTATCAGCATCAAACATCGTTGTTGTCATTGCAACTTCAACAGTGATACCACGCTCTTCAGCCTTAGACAATAAATACTCACAACATGCACGGCCAGCCTCGGCAAACTGCCTTAAATGCGCGTATCCAAAATCTGCCCCATACATCATTATCTTTTCGACCTTGGTGCAAATTGCAAAGGCTATCGCAAAAGCAACAGTATTGTTCAAATACGTTGTTCCCAATTCTCTGCATACTTCCTGTAAGGGGTATAAAACAGCACCAGGAACTCTATCATCTAAAACGCAGGTGTATATAGGCCCCGCATGCATTGGGAGCCATTTCCGCATCCCATGGGTCATGGACCCTGCATCTTCTGTATCAAAAAACCGCGTAGGGGGATCAAGCATGAAAACTCGATCATGCATAATAACCCCACCCATAGAATTCACGGCCCATACTTCATCTGCAAAAATAGACGAGTCACCATTAGACGCAGAAGATTTGGTAAATTCGGCGTGGCTATTGCCCATTGCGACAATAGCCACGCGCTTACCTGAAAGATCAGGGATTATAGATTCATCCTTACCGTTTGTTCGCATCAGGTATGGACTTATTCAGAAATAAGCCGACTAATGGCTTGCGAATGTACTTTCAAAGCCTTGGCTGATCCAGTACCCGTTTCCACACCAATGTACGGAATAAGATCAATATCATTGGTTAAGGCTGCGGTTCTAGCAGTTCCTGTGGTTACCGCTGTTCCACCAGTACCACCGGATGTAGTGGTAACATCGTACTGAATACCGTTGACATATATAGCCGCTTGTCTGCTGCTATTAATATCAATTTTAAGATGATATTGAGTATCCGCCGCCACAGTAATAGGCAACGCACTAATGTAGTCTACATCAGTAATGGTGTGTACAAAGTGCAATAACGTGAAGTCTGAAAAAGCTTCACTATTAGTGGCGTCGGTTTGGAACTTGAAAAAAGCCTGATTCGCATCAGTATCAATCAATTGATCATTGGTTAGTTTCAAGCCTGCCCAAAGTTTAATGTCAGCAATAGATGCTGCCGTAGTAACAACACATTCCCAAATAACTGAGTTTTCAGTACCCCAAGGAACCGTCTGCCAAGATGTTTGGTTGGGATCGAGGTGAGGAGCTATGATAGCCTGATTTTGATCTGTTCCACCAGTAGTGATGATAAGACCGGCTCGCGTAGTATCAAACGTAACCAAAGCCGTGGTCATACTTGTACCAAGAGCTTCGAAGTCCTTGTTAGCAACTTTTTCAGCAAGCCGAATAGCGCCATTTGCAGCAGCAGTAGCATCTGCGTCTGAAAAGGCGGTATTCAAAACAGCATTAAGAGCAGGACGCCGTTTCCAATACTCTTGGAGATAATAGCGCCGAATATCTTTGTTTGCAGAAGAATGAAGGGAAGAATCGGTTACATTGCCCGTGGTCGTATTTTTATTGGCTATAACAAAGCCATTTTCCGAACGAACTGGACCAGAGAAAGTTGTATTAGCCATGCGGCTACCTCCTTACGAAAGGTTTTGCCCTAGAGTCTCTGTAAGCGTCTGCTGGGCCAGTCGCTAGGGCTATGAGTCCCAGAAAGAATGGGGGAAAGTTTCCTCTCCCCCACCCCAACCTATACTACGCGCCTGGAGAACCGTAAAGGCCCCGCCAGTCTGAAAAGCCAAAGCTGTAACGTTCACGTGATTTGTAACGAACGTTTCCGGTGTCAAAGTCACCTTCCATGTTGTTCCGCAACGCAGCACGTTCAAACATCTTCAGGCCATCTGGCGCATCAGTTTTAACAAACCATGCGTCAGTATCAGTGAGGAAATGGTTGATGGCATAACCCTCAGGCAGCATACCCATGCTGCGCATCGCGTTGATGTCATTGTCCGCAGTTCCCACCCGATACGGAGTAGCCAAAAGGCGCTCTGCAACGAATTGGAGTTGCGGGGGAATCAACAATTTCCGACCCATGATAGCAGTCTTGAGACCACGCTCGTCTTTGAAGTTGGTCGAGATATTAATCATCGCATCTTCAAGACTAGTCTCGTTTAGATCTGCAGCGGTGGTTGGCTCATTTGCAAGACTTCCTGCACTAACCGTTGGATGGGCCGTATCTAAAAGAGGTTGGCCGTCACCACCAGTGAAGCTGGTAGAAAACGCATTGTTAAGGACATTAGCACCCTTAACTTGCTTAGTATGAGCCATGCTACGTGCGAGAGCCTTCGTATATCGCGAAGAAAGGCGATCGTAGAGATTATCTTCTACCGCCTCTTCCGTGATAGAAAACGCCAACGCAATGGTTTCATGCGTATACCGCGCCGTAAAGGTTTCCTGCGCTGAGTCAAACACCACAGCAGACCCTTCAGCTTTGGTTTGTGCCGCACCAAATCCCGAAAGCATCACTTCTTCTTCGAAAGCTTTATCTGAAGTCTCGATATCGAAGATTTCACGATGTTCTTGATCGTAGCGATCGTATTCAAGGCCGAACAGGGCATGTAATCCCGGTTCTAGTTCCTTGACTAGTTGTGCACGACTAATAGCCATATCTCAGTCTCCCTATGTGCCAGTAGTCGTCTTGTAGGCATGCTCGTTAAAGAACACATACCAATTAGCGTTTGCCGAAGCAACATCGCTATTGTCTGGATCTTTACTCAAGCCCACAATACGCATCTGCGCCGCACCGGATCCAGCACTGGCTGCAAGCTCAGTGGTTGATTGACCATTGATTGTGCTGCCGGTTACACCTGCCGTATCAGCATTACCGCCAATATCCGTAATTGCAAGCGTACCAGCACACTGAACTTCAAAAGTCATATCTGGATCATCATATATGAAAGCCACAACATCCGAAGCAGCAATGCTGCCAGGATAATAGTTTCTCCATGTAGGTTTAGAAGTAGTTGGATCAGTATAGAAACAACCGTTAAACACGCCCACTGTGTCAACAGCAGTAGCAGTACCAATGATGACAGAACCGCTAGTGGCCATAATAACTAGAGAACCTTGAAAAATAGGTCCCGTGGCACCAGAAGCAATTCTATATTCATTAGTTGCGTTATTAAACGGCATACTTCCCAACTGACGAACGGGCCGTAGCCCAAAAGCTCCATCAACGTTTGCCATTGCTGGAATTCTCCTCAATCAGAAGGTTGAAAGATTTGGCGTCCATAATCTATTCTTTATTACGACTACCAAAAGTGATACTCGATTGCCGTTCCTTACTTATCGGCATCGATGGATGTTGTTCCCTCATCAGATCATTATCAACCGCTTCCATTTGACCTCGAGTTTCATCCTCAAAGTAAGTTTCACGGCTGATGGCGAGTTCTTCTGGAACCCGTGCAAGCAACAAACCACCTACCCCAATGACTCCGGCATATTTGCCTTCCTCAATAATGGTAGTATTCCAACCCGGATATTCATCTGCTCGTACTAAATCATAACCATTATTTAGTCGACCAGAAACATTTTTCCGATCATCAGAACCCACAAATTCAGCACGAATCCACCGATGTCTAAACCCTTCGGGCGGTGGGGGCGCGTCCAATGCAGAAGGCGGTTTGTAGAATTTAGGTTTTTCCTTCTTGATACGAGTTTCTTCACTTCTGGGGGTTTTATCAACCATCGATATACCTCCTAAACCCTTTGTTCTTCGAGTTTAAGTTTTTGTGCAGCGTACTGTTTCTCACTTATTCCAAGCCGTTTAGCAATATCTCGTTCACTGCTAGAAAGACGTACACTGGTTGAGCGCCCAGATTTTTGCTTCCTTGCAACAGGAGCAACCGACTGAGCGGGGCGGTTTTCACTGGATTGAGCGGCCCCATTAAACTTATGGGGGAATGCATCCTTCATGCGGCGATCAACCTCAGTGTAATAGGCTTCTTCAGTTCCTTGGTATCCTTCTTTTTCAGTTAGAGTGCGGTGAAATCCTAAAGCAGCGTAGGTCATTGCTTCATCTTCACCAAACCAGGAATTATCATCAAACCAATCTTTAGCTCGTGGATCTGTTTGCGCAACAACAGGCGGCGTTGCTGTTTGAGCATGTGCGGCTTCAGATCCCTGAGTCTGTGCTTTTTGTGCCTGTTGCGCCTGTTGCGCTTTTTGCAACTGAGAAGCCCAGGAAACTCTTTCTTTTTGAGCAGCGAGTGTTGATAAGGCTTCTTGTGCCTCTACTAAAGCATCAACGTCTCCTGAATCATAGGCCTCTTTATATCTAGCCTTGGCCTCTGTAAGTTGGCTATCAATACGTGTAGAAAATTCACTACGATAACCTTTGTCAAGATTATTTATCCGACTAGAAAGATCCTTGTTCTCTACCTGAAGCCCACGCGCATAATCTAATGCCGCATTTTCACGTCTTTCAGCTTCACGATACCGATGCGTAAGTTTATCAAGGCGTTTTTGAACTTTGTCGCCATAATCCTCAAGTTCTGAACCGTCCTTCGATTCATCACCCACAACCACACTTCTATCGTCGTCAGTATTTCTTGAAGATTCCTCCGAAGACTGTGATATCTCACTATCATCAAGGACAACATCTACTTCCCCTCCATCATCTTGTAAATCAAGTTGTGGCTGGGCGCTTTGGTCTGTATCGATACTACTCATTTTCCCTCACTTTCTAAACATGAGCAATGTCATCAGGATCAAGAATCGTAGCCAAAATTTCATCGTCATTTAAAAGCCTTAACTCTGCCCCCTCAATCCGAAACCGACTTCCCGCATATCTACCAATTACCACCCAATCTTTTTCTTTGCAATAGGGCCGGGAATATTTATCTGAATCGGAATAACAATCAGGTCCAAGTTTTAAAACATAACAGACAACCGTTGCAAGTGCATTTCGGTCCCTTGTTTCATCTGTTAAAATAATACCACCCTCTGTTTTAGCCTTTCCTTTGTAAGGCATAACCAAAACACGGTATCCTGTGGGGATCGGCAAACGCTCCATGACTGTTTTATCAAGCAGATCTGGGTCCAACACACGGCTCTCTTCTGCTGTGTACGCTAAAGCCAAACTACCCTGGGACTCTAAATTTTGATTTCCTTCAGTCTTCATCATCGTCTCCGGTTTTACTCCTAAGTTCTACTATATACTGTTCAGTAAACGTTAAGCCACGCACTTCGCCCACTGCCGAACGATAATCTTCATAATTTGTAAAATTACCGGCCATCATGCTTTCTTGTAGTTCGTCAAGACGCTCACGAATATATCTTATAATTTTAGAAGTAACATAAGAATCATCCATAATTATTTCTTTTTAGACTTCTTCTTTGGTTTAATCTTACCACCGTGTTCATTTTTCCACTTTTTAAATATTTTCGGCTCCTTAGCCGCTAAATAACGTTTCTGCTTCTCTGAACGAAAAGGCATTAGTTGGTTCTTGCTCTATCCTGCTTCATTTTTGCCACATCAAGTCGACCACGCATCTCAGCAACATCTTCCTGGGAATCCATTTTTGCTACAGCAATCTCACCCCGCATTTCAGCGATGTCTTCCTGAGAATCAATTTTCTCACGCGCTATCTTATTACGATCAGTATTTTCTTTCCGATCTAATTTTAACCGCTCAACGTCATCTTGCGCCTTACGATATAAATCAGCTTCCTTAATACGCAATTCTTGGCGACGTAGCTCAACCAAGGGATCTTCATCTTCACCAGTCGCCGCCATAACTTCAGCTGTAATTTGTGCAATTAGCTCTGAAACACGATTTTCTGCATCTGCCATTAATTGTTGCTGCTGCTGTTCATCTAATTGCACACCTTGCGCCTGCGCTTGTTGAATCTGTGGTCCTAGTTCTTCTGTTACCATTTTTCGTGCCTGCATACTAATATGCTGTGCCACATGACCCATTAATGACCCTGTAACTAAAGGAGCTGCCATGACCACAGGCGTTTTCATCATTATCATATGGGCAACAATATGCGCTTGGTGATTTTGCTCCATAAACGCCTGCATCGGCAAATTACTTAAAACGTTCCGATTTTCTTCGGCGGCGTCTGTCGGTTGCGGATCTTTAGGAGGAGGTAAAACTAAATCAACATCTTTTATACCCAAAGCCTCATACATGCGCCGATACGCTTCATACATATTGTGCATGTCAGGCGCAGCCTGCGCTAATTGCAGTTGCATCTGTGCCAACATGGCTCGTTGACTACTGCTGAAAATATTAGGGTCACTAACAGGTATAATATCTATACGCTTGTCAAAGTCAGAAGCCTTAATGTTTCTTTCAGCTCCGATTGTATCGTATGGGTATTCAGGAGGTAGGTAATCTGCAAATACGGCAGCTAATAATTTTAATTCTAATCGCTGTGCATGATGTAGCCGTTTATGGATACCAGACATGACCTTGGTACCGCGCTCCAATAGCGCCATGGTAGTACCAACCGGCATTTCACGATTTAGGCCATTTTCTGAAATAGGTAATTCAGAAATGGCGCTAAATCTACGGCCCGATTCTATAATTAAACCAAGCAACTGAAATAATGTTGCACTTGGTTCTTTATACGGTAAAGGCAGCAAAGAATCGCGCAGATTGCCACCAGGACTATCCACATCACGAAATTCACCAGGAGATAAAGGCTCATCGTCATCACGTATACGAATACCGCGAGCCTTAAAACCAGCGGGTAGATTAGCCAGTGTGCCTGCATCGATCAACTGCCGTAAAACTGAAGTTGCTGAACGGCTTAATCCACCAATCATGTGAATTAAACCAAAACCGTAAAACCCTAATCCAGGAAGGAACTTGAAATGAACAAAATACTGTTTCTTCTTTATTACTTGATCGTCAGGCGTCCAGTTTCGACGTATGGCCAAAACTTCACTTGAACTTTCATCTACCGTTACAATATAAGGTAGACGTACCCCTGTGGGTTCACCTGCTTCATCAGTATCTTCATAGCCTAAAAGGTCTAAATCAACATGGCATTCTAATAAAACATATTCTTCGTCGTGTCCTCCAGGGCGCTCGCCCTGTAATTCATTAATCTTGGACTGTGCATCTGAAGGACTCATGGTTTCAGGATACACGGGGATATCTCTGTAGAAACCGTCTACCTGCATCTTACGCAAGTCATTCGTTTGCATATGCACAACATTCGTAATGCGTTCAGCACTCCGTAAATCTGTTGTGATATAAGGAACTACTAGATCTTCACAGGCAACAAACTTGCTGACCGCACGTTGCATTGTTTCATCATAATAGACCTTCTTAAAAGCTGACCCCGCTAATGGAAGATAAAACAATAGTTGATCCATATCAGGATCATACTCTTCCATTACATCAGTAATCTGATAATTCATATATTCTTTAACGCGCTGGGCCTGTTTTTCAGTTTCAGGTGATATCACCCCAACAATTTGGGTGCGTACCGGACCATCCGGCGGCAAAAGTTCCTTATATGCCTGTGCCTGGAACTGCACCACACTTTCAGCCAATAACGGGTGCGAAATACCACTGGCTCCTCTAAAAGGCTGCTCGCGTTCTTCGTATTTAAAGCCTAAAAGATCTAACCCTTCTACATAGGCCATTTCCCAATCTTTACGGCTTTGCTTATCTTCCCTATAAAATCCAATTAGATCGTTACCAAGTTTGGTTAGTTCACCTGAGTCTACCGTTTCCGCAAGATTGGCAAAAAAGTCACCGGAATCATCACCCTGCATTTGCGACGGGTTAAAATCAACAACCACGCCGCCTTCATCATCTTCAACAATAGAAATATCTTCCGGCAGAACTTCTTCATCTGAAGGAACATCAATAATGTTCTCGCCCGTGTCCAAAGTAAATTCTTCTTCAATAGCAGCAGGGTCACCTGTAAGACGTTTATCTACAACCATCAGTAATATTCCCTTGGACGCATGTAGCTACGAGGGGTTCTATCATCATAATCGTCAGGATGACTCACAAATCCTCCCTGACGAAAACGTAACAATGCCTGAACGGTAC